CATAATAGCTTGACAATACCAAAGGTACGTCGCCATTTTCTGTGAATATATCCCCGAATAAAGGCGCATAATAGTTGTATGCTGAATAAGAACCTGAAGCCAAGTTTGCAACAACTGCACCGCTTACTTCTTCGCCAATGCGCACTTGATAGTCAACTTTTATTTTATTATTTGAAGCCATTAAAACTGTGCTTCCTGAAGGTTCAAAGTAATTTGTTACGTATGCGCGCACCATTGGTGACGCGTTAAATACGCCGTAACTACCTTCACCACTTGGTGCAGGGAATACTTTGTTTCTGCTTACCTGTGCGCCGTCAATATATACGTCGTACACAAATTTAAAGTTTGTCACCCCAACATTTGTTGAAGAAGCAACAAACCAAAGGTCTTCGTGCATACTTGGATATGTAGCCGGAATACTATTTATTGTTATAGCCATCTTTGTATTGATTATTTATCTGTACTATTTGTAATTTAATGTCATTTCCCAAAGCCACGCCCATAATATCGTAGAATTCTTGATTGAATACTTTTTTAATTGCATTATCAAAGAATTTAGTTGACTTTAAACCGTCCCTTTTTATTGCAATGGCAGTCATAGTGGATATTTCTTTTAATGTAATTGGGTTACTTGAAACGCTTTTTAATTTTCTATTTTTAGACTGAACTGCGGACAATTTTTTTGTTTGTGTATCTGTCCTTGCTTTTGCCTTACCTAATTGATACCATTTAAAAATAGATTCAATCATTTTTTTATTTGGCTTAATTGTTTTATAGGCATAAGGTGTATCTGAATCAATATCTTTTTTCTTCTGATTTTTACCGCCAACACCTTTAACACCCTTATTGACAAAGTCATAGTAAACAGAAGCAGGATTGTTTTTTTCATATCCTAATGCCATTCCGTATTCAGTACCAAATTTAATAATTTGGGGTACTGCTAATTGACCAATTTTGCCTGAAGCAACTGAACCTGATATATCAAGTTGTCTTGCTACTTCGTCGTTAAATAATTTACCATAATACAAAAAAATACCGTCAAGCACAGGCAGGTCTTCGGGATTGATTAAATCATAATAATCGCCTATTTGTTGCAAATATTTGCTTTTAAGTAATTCCGCCTGTGCTTTTGCCTCACTCATACCCTTAAATAGCTATTTTAACCCTAAATACCGCCAATAGAAAAACCCCGCTAAAAACGGGGTCTTCTTCATTTACTCACAACATAAAACCAACTATCTTTTCCGCTTTAATTCTTCGCGGTCGTATGCATTTTTTGACTTTAAATATGCCATTGTATTCAAAAACTCCAAAGTCTTCATTTCAAAAGCTTCTGAATTTCTAATATTTTCGTGGTCGGCAACAAGTTTGGCGGTATAATGCCACCCGTAGATTCGCATAAAAGCAACACCACCGAATCCGCTTGCATCTCCGTCATTCCCGCTTTCATCATTTCCACTTTCATATAGTCCCGTGAAACTTCTATCCAATTTCTGTAAACTTGATAAAAAAAAACCAACGAATGGTAAACGTGTATAAAATTAGCTTCCTGCATATCCGCAGCATAATCTTCGTGTTTGCTTGCGTCGTATTTATCGTCAATCCATTTACCGAACCAAGTCTTCTTTTGCGGGACAACCATTGACGCAGCTATTTTGTGCAGGTTTCCCAATGTATCTTTGCTGAATACCTTGCTTTCAATGTAACGTGCCGCCGGCATATTCTTAATATCATAATTAATTCTGTAACGTTTGCCATTAACAATAATGTAATTAACAGGTTTGCCAACAATTGGTTCATTCAAAAATTCCAAATTTTTGCGTAATTCCTTTAATGTTTGAATACTTAAACTGTCAATTTGATGTTCAGTTAAACCGGTAATAACTGATAACATTTTTGTTTCTTTGTCCAATTCTGTCCAATCCTTTTCGGTGTTGGTTAAAATAGGCATTAATTGTTGGTACTGCCAAAGGGTTAAATTATTCCATTTCATAGCACGAAGTTAGTAAAAGATTATCAATATCGTCGTCAGTTTCGCACATTTCGTCAATCTTATTTAAAACGTCTGCGCAGGTAAACGGCTGACCTGTTTTGCATTGTTGTTCAACCCATTCGCGAAGTTCAATTAATTCTTTCATATTATATAAATTTATTAAGTCCGTTAGCGCTTGACATTATTGCTTCAGCGCGCTGCGTTAAGCTTTCAATTTGGTTCTTTATTTCTTCTTTGTCATTGCTGCAATAGTAACCGTTTGACGTTGCTATTAAAGGCAATATCCCTTCTGCCCTTATAAAGTTAACTATTTTTCGCAACCTAACTTCAGAAAAGTTTAGTTTTAAACCTAAGCTTTCGCGTTTGTCATTAATTGCCTGTACTATTTCAGGCGCTTTAATTGGCGTTTCTTTGGTCTTGGTGCTAAATCCTTTTATCAGAATTGGCACTAACTTCTTTTCTTCGTCGGTCATTTCCCTTGTAAGGAATTCAAAGTTTGTTATCATAAAGTATTATTGGTTAATATCTGCCAATGCTAATATACGCATTTTTAATTGTTTAACTTCCAATTCTTTAATTCCTAAACTTATTTCAAGTTGTTTAATCTTTTCAATTAAACCTTCAATTTCCAATTCCATTAAAGTTGTCTGTTTTAGTTCGTAGTAATTAGGCATTTTGGTCAATTTTAATTTGGTCAATTTGGTTTTCTGTCTGTTCGTCCTGTGCAACTTCTTCTTCGTCGTCGTCTTCAAAGTCGCAATGCTCTAAGCAATCCGGACAAATGTCCATTTCTGTAAAGTTTGTATGTGCGCCGCAGCAAGTTGAATATGGCATATTATAGGTTTTCAATTAAAGCGGTTAACAATAAAGCGCCGGCAACAATAGCAAAGAACCAACCCATACCCAATGATTCATTGGCGTATTTCTTTTGACGGGCAGCTAATAGTTCTAAATGTTTTTCCTGTGGTGTTTTTAATTTGTTTGGCATAGTTGTAAGTTTAAAATGTGCGTTGGACAGTCGCACCCCTGCGGGGGATAGTAATTAAATTTTAAAATCTTTGTATGTTTTAGAAAGTTGTTCTGTTTTGATAAATTTTGGTTTACTCTTTGAACCCTTTATTTGACAAAGTGTTTTATCGCCTTCGGTTTGCAATGCGATATATACCATACCTTGCCAATAATAAGAATTGATTCTAAAAAATTCGTTTGGTTCTAATTGTGTTTTCATTGTTATTTGCTTTTGTTATACAAATATAGTATCAGTTATATACACCTTCCAAACATATTGTCAACTATTTTTCAACTTTGTGATGAACGGTAAATAATAATGATAAACGGTAAATGAGCCGGTAAAAGTATATTTGCGCCTCAAAATGATTGATAAACTGACCCGTATTGATTGATTAAGCAAAGGCGTAACGCCCTGAACCGCGCTTGACATTGTGATTTTGCCAAGCCAAAGCCAATGAAACAACGCAGTCGTCGTGGAATCCGGACGGTGCTGAATACCTTACACCGTTTGCGGTAAACTGATATTCAAACACGTCTAATTCGTCCACAATAACACCTTCAGGAAATCCAATTTTAGCCTGTTGAATGGCTGAAGCTAAACCTTCCATTAATTGTTGTTTGCTTTGACTTGTAAACTTTAAACCTTCAATGTTTACACCTTCACGAAGCAAGTCTTCAAGTATCGGGTCACCAACACCCGTTGAATCCACGATTATAGGCGCAGGCGGCAATCTTTTTATGGTTTCCTTAGTGTTATGCCAATCCAATTGGAAGCGGTCAAAATAAGCCACGTTGCCGCTTTTATCCAATCCAATGATAACAGTAAAGTCAACAGACTTTGCAAGGTCAATGCCGTAACAAACAATTGTCTGTGCTGATAATGGTTTTATGCAACGTCTTATAAATGCGTTTCCAAAAGGGTTGGCGCTATTTTCTGCGGGGTCTGCTAAATATTCCTGATTAAAAACGACTTCAGGTAATTGTATTCGGGCGTCGTCTATTTCACGGGGGTTTATATGCGGGTTGTCATAGGTGCTAAATTTAAAACTTTGCCAATCGTTTTCGCCCTGCTTCATAAACAGGGAATAAAAAAAGTTCTTACCGCGTGGTGTTGAAAGGAAAACCGCACGCCCTTCGTAATCGGTCAGGGTTGGGCGTATGCTATTTGACCAACCGTCTTCAAGGTCTGAAATAAATGCAGCTTCGTCAATAATAACCAAATGGAATTTACGACCGCGCAGGTTATCCAACCTTTCACCTGTAAAGAATTCAATTGAACCTTCGTTTGGACAATAGATTTTAAGCTTTGAAATATTGTTTTTAAATGGCAATGTCTTTGTCAGGCGTTCAAAGAATACCTGTGCCAATCCGTATGTCGGTGTGACGTATGCAACTGAACCGCCTTTTAAAGCTTCTGTGATTCCAAGTATCTGTGAAAGTTCTGACTTACCAAAACGACGTCCGCACATAACGACAATAAAGCGTTTATTGGAATCCAATATTTGCCTTTGGTTAATATGTGGTGTTGGTAATTCTATGCGCATAATGTAAAGATATGCACTTTGTAATCTATTTACAAAATGGTTTTGCCGTCAACAAATACGACTTCAATACGTGAATCCTGTTGAACGTCAACCTGTTCTTTTGGTTTACCGTAAACCCTTGAAAGTAAAGTGTCCATTGAATACAGACTTCCGTTATTCATTGACTTAGTGATTGCCTTTGCAACAGTCATTTCAAGCACAGTTGCGTCCGGGTTCTTTGTCACCGCTTCCAATTCCTTTGGGGTCATTGACATTAACGCCTGAATTGAATCGTTTATTTCGTTTAATTTGTAGCCTTGTTCTTTTAACAAACTAACGTATTTTCTTGGTCGCCCTTCTAAGTTGCGTCTTGAATCTTCGCCCGCCTTAAATGGTTTTAAACCTGATATATTTTTTGCCATAATTACACAGTTTGAACACAGTTTTAACGTCCCTGACCTTTGTAAGCTTTTGGTCTTGGACTGTGTTTGTTGAAACTCTTTTTAGCGTGTCCGCGCTTTCTTTTACCGAATGATACTTTGCGACTGTCTTGTTTAACTTTTGCCATTTAATACTTTATTGTGAATGTCCTTTAAATATTGATAATGTGTCTTTGTGTCGCCCATAACAACGTGACAGTACCGGCATAAAGCTTGTAAATTGTCAATCGTATCTTCTTTTTTAGTTCCCCCCATTCCCCGTGCGTCTATGTGGTGAATGTCAACTGCTCTTTGTCCGCATACTTCGCAGGGAATAAAGTCTTCTAAACCGTAGCCAAAATAATCAAGATAAATTTTAGTGTGTTTCTTCATCTATTTGTTTAAGCTTCTTTTGCGCCCATTCAACACCTTCGTTGCCACCCCAAGCCAACCACATTAAAGCGCCACAATCTGTTTTTGGGTCACCCTTTGAATTTTCCCTATGCCTTTCAAAAGACGACATTCTTGCTATTGTGTCCCTTGTAATATTATCGCCCTTTGCTAATTGGTTTGCACGCGCCCAACCAACAGGCGTTCCGCAATTACGTTTGTATTGGTTTCGTATGTTTATTGCTCTTTGTGCGTTTACCCTTGCTGCCTGTGGATAGTCGTTATAACTGTCAACCATTGAAACACGTATTGCCGCCCATACGCTTTGCGCTTTTTCTTCTGTTTGGTATATACAAGAACCGTTGCCAATTCTATATTTCCCATTTGAACATTTAATTACCGGCATTGCTAATTAGTTTATTGTAAATAGCGAATCGGTGTTTATTTACTTCGTGTAAATTGAAGTTCTTATTGCAATAGTCGTACAAAGCGTTTCCGTAGCTTTTACGGGCGTCAGGGTCTTTGGTTAATAGTTTTATCCAATAGTACCAATCCTTTTGGCTATTGACGTGGCAGGCGGGATAAAATCCTTTGTAAGGGTGTACGTTACTGACAATGGCGGGGTTTTTCTTTGCTGCGGTTTCAAGTACCTTCAAATTAGACTTCATTGAATTAAACTTTGAATCAATTAATGGTATTAATGAAATATCTGAATCCGCATAGGCTGCCATATATTCGGTAACCTGATTAAAATTGTAAATAGTTGGGTTTAGTTTCAATCCGTTTGTAAATGCACAAATCATTCCGTCCCAAATTGGCTTTTCACCTTCGTTGAATCCGGCAATAACTGTACGTACAGGAAAATTAATACGCTTCATTGGGTTACGTAATATTTCCAAGTCTTTTCCGTGCGTTCCCGAACCTGACCAAAATAACCTTACAAGGTCAGAATCTTTTTTAAAATCCTTAAACTGTTCTTCGCCGTATGGAATAGCATTTGGCACAATTTCAATATTGGTATTATATGGCTTTACTTCTTCAGCTAATCGTTCGTGCGTAACTGTGCAAAGGTCGGCAATACGAATCCAATCTATAATTTGCTGACTAACATTATTTAAAACATATCGTTCGTGTAAAATGTGCGAAGGGTCTAAATACCAATAGTCGTCATTGTCAACAATTAATTTAAAACCGTACTTTGTACGCCAAGCGTCCATTTGTTCGGGTGTTATGTTTGCAAGCATTCTATTCATAACGACAATATCGTAATTGCCTTCAAATGTTTCTTCGCTTATTGTGTCAGTCATTAAACAATAATCTTTTTGCATATTGACTATTGGCATAATGATTCTATGGTAAGCGACCCCGCTTGTTTTACTTGTTATTGCTAAAATGCGCATATAGGTTTTTTTCTTCGTGATAAATTGGTTGGTATTTTTCCCAAACTGCCTGTGCGCGTTGTAAACTTTCGTCCTTCATTTGTCGGTATTCTGTATTGTTTCCGACGTCGTGTCCAATATGTTCAGAACGTAATTCAGGTATATAATAGTTTGTAAATCCTGCAATGGTTGCACGTTCGGCATAATCACGGTCTTGCATACCATACGGGTCATATTCTATATTGTACCCGCCAATAGTGTCAATTAATTCACGTGTAAGGTAATTGTCACCAAACGGCGTATGTACTTTATGTATTCCGTCAACCAATGGCGGCAAATCTTCAACGCAATGTATGCCAATAATGCCCGTTTTTGACACACGTTCTGCAAACATAACCCATTTTGACAACCAATTTTCAGGTAAAAGAATGTCATTTGCTAATATGCACACCCCGTCGTATGCGCGTGTCATATTCAATCCTGCGTTAACACCTGCGGCAATACCGCGTTTCTTTGTTGAAACATTACAATTTGTCCAATTGTAAATGTCATAAGGCACTTCGTCGCTGCCATTGTCAACCAAAAAACAATCCGCATTGTGTCCCGCATTTTTAAAATTTTGGTCAACAACGCGTTTTGCTAAATGGTTTCTGTTTAGGTTTAGTAAAATTACGGCTATATTCATTTTCTAATATTTGAACCAAGTTTGCGCGCAGGCACACCGGCATATTTCATTTCAACTTCTGATTCACCTTTAAAAAAAGCACTTGCGCCAATCATACAACCCTTTTTAATAACGCTGAATTGATGCAATACTGCGTTCAATCCAATGTTTGACCCTTCACCGATAATTGAATGACCCCCAATCTTTGCGCCGCAACTTATTGTTACATTATTCATAATGCGACAATCGTGACCAATATGCGCGTGTTTCATAATAAAACAACCGTCTTCAATAATGGTTGGCACTTCAGTTCCGGCGTCAATTGTAACCAATCCGGTAACAATGTTATTGTTGCCAATAATTACTTTGCCTTTTTCTTGACCCCAATATTTTTTATGTTCAGCCGGGTCGCCTATAATACAAAAAGCGCCAATGTAATTGTTGTCGCCTAAAATAACGTTGTCGCCAATTATGGCGGTTGGGTGTATAAAATTAGCCATTTGCTTTGGGTTTACGTCCGCGTTTTTTTATTTCTTTTTCAATTGCATTTACAACCGTTTCAAATTGTTCACGTATTGGTTTAGGTTCAACTTGTTTAGGTTGTGCCACATACCAATTGTATAAACGCATAATCATTTCAAATTTGCAAGCGCCACACCAAACAGACAATAAAAAATTCGGGTCTAAATATAAACGGTAAATGTGTTCGTACATTTGAAGTTCGGGTAAATCCAAATTTCTAATATAACCGTTCTGTGCGCTTTCGTAATTGTTAATATTAGCGTCTAAAAAGTCGCGGTGTTCTTGTTTTATTTCCATAAATTCCATATTAATTTTGAAACAACAGGTGCTAAAAATCCGGCAATAAATATGCACGAAGTAATATTTTGTATTAATTCAGGTGCGAAATAGTGTATTGGTGCAAGCCACGCAGCCAAGCAACTTCCGCAATTAAATGGCTTGAAATTCGCCTTCCATTTAAAGGGAAGGTTATGTATATCGTTAATAAATAGTGATGCACAGACTGCGGTTAAAATTGATAAAATCATTTGCGTATGTTTTGTTTCATTTGTTTTTTGGTTTTATTTATAGTTCTAACAATTGACATATATGGAATGCCTGTTTTTCTGCTTAGTTCTTTTGCATTCTTTTTAAAATCAATTGCATATAGTTTTAATATTTCCTTATTGTACCAATGTAAATCTTCCAAATTCTTTTCCAATTTATCAATCAAATCAGTTGGTTCCTCATTAATACGTTTAATTTCCCTGTTCAAATCAGACGCAACAAATTCAATATGGTTGCGGTAATTTTTATAAAATGTACTTCTGTCGCTTTTAATCATATTTAACATTGTTCGCACAATATAAAATCTTAATTCGTTTCGTTCGTACATACCAACCAACTTTTGTTCGTCCATTTCACAAAGAACTAAAAAAACTTCTGCCTTCAGGTCATACCGTAATTCTTCGGGTTGCATTTTGCCAAATGCTTCGTTGACTTCTTTTAAGTCCCAAAATTCAGCTAAAATTTTATTTTTGACCATTCAATTAAAGCAGGTTTGTTTTCTACTTCAGTACAAATATAGACAATCCCGCCACATTCAAAAATATCTTTTAATCGTTCCCTTTGTTCTTTGCTTAGTTTGTCACCCAACTTCTTAACTTCAATTGCAACGTAAACACCTTTTTCAGTATAACCTTGCAAGTCCGCCCAACCTTTTTGAACTGTGCCTTTTCTTTTTGCAAATGGTATATTGTTAACCCTATTTAAACGCCAACCAATTAATTCAAGGTTTGTCTTCGCCCATTTTG